GCTAATACCACCTGGTAATAACTTTAACATGCGGAACTTTATAGTCTTACCGGACTCGTCTGTGTGGCGGCACAGACGGTGTTACACGTGGATCAGTAGTCGAAGTACCTACCCATACTCGACATACTGATGGTCTTACATGCATCACGTGTAACCATACTCAACCTCTCTCCTATCGTCCTTCTCCCTGTCCAGTCCTTAACACCGGTTCTGATTAGTGTTTCTTTGACATATCCCGTTAACAAGGGATTTATGTATGGGTTGGGTTCACAAGGTATGTTTCCGAGTGTTAACTCAACCGCGTCAGTCCTATGCCAACCTTTTCGTTCCCACCCTTTCATCTCAGCAAAAAAGTCTGGGTATACTCTCTCAAGTATCGTTGCCAGTTTAGCAACTTCTATACCACACTTAACTACTGCATTGTACTCTCGTAGAAAGAGAGTGATGGATGGAAAGGTATTGTCTATTGGAACAAAACGCTTGTTAGGTAAACGTGGCCATACAATATCCATCTTTGTATGAGGATCCGGTAGTAATATGTTCCTTGTCTTGATGTATTTGACTTCTGTTTTCTGCCAAGTTGTGACCGTTTTAGCATTCGCTGCCATCATTGCCCTATTGAATGCACCCTGCACGCCAGGTATATCATCAGCTATCATTTTGTCAACCATCTGTTGTTCGTGGTATCTTTCTTTCTCTGACGTGGTCAATGTTAACCATGCTGGTCCATCAGTGGGCGTCAAGTTGTTAACCCTGATCTCTGGCTTCTTCCCCTCATGTATCGTATTGCTCGGTATCCAGCCTTCGAATTGGTATATACCAATACCACCCAATCTTGTTGGCAGGTGGAGCCAGTGCTGCGACATACCTGTTATCTTACTCCATGCTATAGCGTTAGCCCGGTGTATCTCTGGTAGCGTTGTTTTTGCTCTCCGTTCTAGTAAACAGATGTTAGACATCAATGTCTTTACCTGGTGGTTTGGTGACCAGGGTTCTGGATTCCAGGGTTTTCTCTGTGTTACTGATGGGATCGCTCTGTTTACCCACCCGTAGTTTCCCTCTTCTGTGATCACTGTCCTTAGGAACTCCCCTTCTCCCTTGCAGATCCCGAACTTTGCGCTATGCCCAATAGCATTCACTGCCTGATAGCCCAGCCGTACCGCAAAGCATTCGAGTGGCGATCTGCATATTATCAGACTGTCATCACCTCTGAGTGCAACCTGTAGACATGGGTCATAGCCTAAGATCTGTTCAGCAATGTCCCTGGCTATCCGTGTCAGAACACCGTTCCACACGTTTCCGACTAACGATGTAACCCTTACACCAGATGGTAGACCACCTGTCACCTTGTGGGTCTGTACTTCACCTTTGAATGTCCCAGTAATCGTACAATTAGCATACGCAGCGACGGTCTTGTCCATTACGTCGGTGTACTCCTTTTGATGTTGTACCGGAACTGTCTTGAGACCAAAGCTGAAATAGTCCTGGGTTATCCATTGTAACTCCGTTGTTGTAGCCTGATGGTCGAAGCCAGCATAATCAAATGGTAAAGCAAACGCCCCTTCTCTGAATAGTTTGGATGTGTAAGCCACCCTCTGTATGTTCTCAGTCGGGTTCTCATCTAGTGTTATACCTTCCCATTGTTTGTAAAGATGACCGGACTGTCTCATCAAGAAACTCTCGTGTATGTACAATTCAATATTGCTTGCCACGGCTAGCCTGACTTTACCGAGTTCGTTCTTGATTATTGCAGTTGTCCGTTGCACGCCATCCCATGACTTGATAATATCCCAGAGTTCGTCCTTTGTGTAGACATCCAGTATCATGTTCTTCCGCGCCTTGAATTTTCCTAGCTTACCCTCGAATTCCCAAGTCACTTTACCGATTGAACTTGAACCAGCTGTCAACCACAGACCCTCCTTTGTATACGTCTCAAAATCAACGTATTCGAGATCCTCTGGTACCGATGTTATCTGTATCCTCTTGAGTGCTGTCTTGAAATCATGTTCCCAATTACCGCCGTATAGGCCATGTTCATCCCCGCCTTCCGCTAAGTCCGCCAACTCAGCAAAGAAGTCGTAAGGTTTCACTAGACCATCACCGGGAAATGGTAATTGTTGGTAACCAAGTAGAGCTTGCAGTTCTGCAAAGTACTGCTTCTCCTGTTCACTCCTAGTCTTCTTCCTCTTGGATAAGGACGATATCAGCCGCCCTACGTGTGAGAACACTTTCCACGAACCCATGATACCTGTGTTGTATAATCTGATAAACCACATAGCACCATGAGTCTTGAGGTACAACATTAAGTTGCTCATCAGCACGTAATCCAGCTTCAGCCTTCTGATAATATCCCATTCCTCATCAGATAGTGTCCTAACAAGATCGATTGCTTTCAACCTCCTGATCCTTAGGTCCGCATCAACACGAGCTGGCCAAATTTCTTTACACTCTTCGTCCGTTTTCGGCTTCTCGTGTAGAGCGTACTCGGTTCCGGGTTCATCAACCTTCAACACCATACCCTTGACAATTG